AAAGTTGATGGTACTTTCAGCCTTGCAAACACCTTGAATGTTTTGGTACTTGTTGTTTCAATTCTCGGTATGGTATTACCTATCTGGCAGTCATTCATTCCCGAAAACGTCGTGCCTTATATTGTCGGTGTGATTGCCACCTTGAATGTTATCATCCGTGTATTGTCAAACGGCGCTCCGATTGAAGGCAGTCCAGCCGCAAAGGGATAAACCAAATTCCAGCGACCTTGCAAGGCTCACGAATGAATGGAGTCATGTCAAGCGGCTGGTTGTGGTGACGGTGGGCAACGTCAAAAACGACAGTGCTAGGGAAAGTGTGAGGTAGTGGTGTTTCCCCGAATTATCACCATCTCTTGCCCCCGTCTTATTTTAGAGGTTAGGGATATATGTTTGAGATACCATCCTTATTAGTTAGTCTAGTGGCATTGATTACAGGAATTATTGTCGTAACGTATGACGATAATATAAGAATTCCAATTCGAGTATTTTCGTTGCCGTTTTTTTTGCAGTTTGGCACATACTTTATTTTTTGGCTTATTGACATCCCCATTGAAACAAAACAATTTATAGCACGCTCGAATGTAATAACAACCTGTTTGGCACTGGTTATAATCCTGCTTATATCGGGTCGTAAATAAATGGAAACAAATTACTTTTTTTTATTGGCGCAAGTCATTATGCTTGTCGTTGGGGGATACTTTACCTTTCGCCGCGTGAAGTCACAAAACATATTAGACGACTCTACTGCGTCTGTCAATTATCGAAAACTGGTTATTGACTTGCAAGCGGAGGTAAAAGATTTACAGCAATTATTGGACAGGTCACATTTGGAAGTTTCAATGTCAATCAAGATGGGGGAGCAACCTACCGTTACATCATGGCGTTGGTTGCGTCGTGAAGATGATGCAAACGTAGTGCCAGACTGATATAATCCTCCCGCCTTCCTGAAACGATAAGGGCAAAAGGTAATCCCCTAACCAGCAATAGGGGATTTTTTATTTACCAACTTATCCAAACAAACGCAAACTTAAGCAAACAATTCAAGCCCTTTTTTGTTGTAAAATAATTGTATAGGAGATAAATAAAATGAAAAAAATACCTGCAAATAAAGTTGTAAAAGGTCTGAAATTCTTATCACATGGGATGTCTACTGTCCGAGAAGGAAAAGAGTATTCATACCTTTCCGCAGTTGGGCAATGGATGGATCACCCATCCCCCGCAAATTGGGACGGTAAAGACTGCGGTTCTGGTCGTTGGCATGTTATGGCTAAATTGTCCTCCGCGTATGCTCCTACTAATTGGGTTGCATATCGCGCATATTGTAAAGGTGTTGTCGGATACTCTGAGGAAAAAATAAGTTGCACGTCAATTATGATTTATCCAATTCGGTTGCAGGTTTGGTATAGATACATTCGTCGTTTCGGGAGAGGTGCTAACCTGCGCGGTGCTAACCTGAGCTGTGCCGACCTGAGCTGTGCTAACCTGAGCTGTGCTAACCTGCGCGGTGCTAACCTGAGTTGTGCCGACCTGAGCTGTGCCGACCTGAGCTGTGCCGACCTGCGCGGTGCCGACCTGAGCGGTGCTAACCTGCGCGGTGCCGACCTGAGCGGTGCTAACCTGCGCGGTGCCGACCTGAGCTATGCCGACCTGCGCTATGCCAGCCTGCGCGGTGTTATAAAAAACGAAGATACAATCGGGCTTGAAATATCAGTTGATATAAATGTTGCTATTCTAGATTTACTCCCTGCGCTAAATCGTTTAATTTTGACGGATGAGGAAAACGAGGCAATCAAACAAATTGCGGCGCTTGTTGAGTATCCGACTAAAAAATAAAAGTTTTAAAAAGGCTAGGATAAAATCTAGCCTTTTTATTTAAACACAGGATTGACAGTGAATCGCCAGTCAGTATGAAACTTCTTGACGCCGTTTGTGATGGTAAACAGTGGGGAATCCCCGTCATAGACGTTTGAGCCAAAGAAGCGGTAGTCAGGTCCAACGGGGAAAAGCTGAACCTTATCCAGTGGCAACCATAATTCAGTGCGGGCAATGCGGGGTAGATAGCAGTCTACACCATCCAAAACCTTGTATGTATTCCCCGCCTCATCATATCCCGAACATTTCCAGAACATCCACGGCATTTGTTGCCAGTTGTGGTACTGCGGACTGAATAACGATGTGTCTATGTCGTAAGGGAATGACAAAAGCCTGATGTGGTTATTCTCGATCACATCGCCTGCAAAATAATTACCGCCTGATATGGTGGTGGTTGCCATTGGCGTTTCGGTGTCACTATATTTTGAGTTTATCCACAGCATACCTACGGAGCGGGCATAATCATAGCCGCGTTGATCGTTTATTTTGCGGATGTATTCCCACATGTGGGGCAGGACGGGAATTTGAGCGCCCTTGTCATCACCTATCGGTCTATCCTGCATTTGCTGGGCAGAGGGCAGGACTCGCATGGGTTGTCCCGTGACAGGATTGGTAATGACTTGCCAACCAGGATGTTTGACAATGCCAAAGCGCCGTCCCGCTGGGGTGCGGGATTCTGTGCCTGACCAACTGCGGGAGCCGTCACGGAAGATGATTTGCATCATTTTATCTCTATCAGGTTGAACACTCTAGGCGGCAATCCATCGCGCAATTCAATAATCTGTACAGGCTCGCCAGTGGGGAGAGGTTCAGGAGTTGGGGGCGTGGTCGTGTCAGTGTAGGGCGTGATGGTCAAGCCTGATGCGGTTGCTTTGCACGGAAAAGGTAGTGTTACCTTTTCACCGCTTGGTCGATAATATGCGGTGATGTTTATCAGATCGGATTTAGTGACGCTGTAATCTCCAAGTACCCAACCATTGACGGGCAAGGTAGCCAATACGTTACCGTTGCTCATGTGCTTTATGTTGACAGGTGCTTTGCTTGCAATACCTTTTTGAGTTGACATAGTTGCTCCAAATGGCGGCGAGAAGTCTGCGAGAGTACCCCCCGCCGTGGTGATGAGTGACAGGAAATCTGCGTCCGTTTGGGTATTTTACCTCAAAACCGACCCATGACTTAAGTACTATATACAATCAGTTGAAAATCCATATAATAAAGGCACAGAAACATTCGGTTCCCCGTTTTGGTGTATCGGTGTAGCAGGGTGTTTCTTTCATGGGCGCGTACTATGCGAGCGGATGTAAGACAATCAGGCAATTGTTGGATAGTATAGGAGTGTGAAAGATGGATAATCCAATTCAGCATAAAATTGATTTTGAACAAAATTGGGACGAATTCGATAAAGAGCCGCATATTGGCGAAGTGTACGAATTCGATTATCAATTCAGGGATGAGCGCAAAGAAGTAGTAAAGCTGATAGTTGTGGACGTAGACGAAACACACGTAATGTATAAAATGCCGTCCGTGTCTGTCAATAAAATATTCCCGATGCACATTGACGAATGGATGAAGAATACAGACCAACGGCGTAAAGTCACCCCCACGGCGCAAGTCGAATGAATAGGAGATAAAGGAAATGAAAAAAATGACACTCGCAGACCTGAAAGCATTGTTCAACATGTACACCCCGCGTGTATCACCCAGCAAGCCTGGAAAGCATGATGCAAGCAAGCGCGGATTCAAGCACGTTCACGGCATGAGCAAGGGTCAGCGCAAAGATGCGGCGCGGGCAATCACTGGAACAAAGGATAGGCGCGTCCGACCCATCGGCGAAGGATAAGGAAATGTTACGATTTCTAACGAACACGCACGACCCAAAAGATATTGAAGGCGCAAAGATGAGCCTGGCATTGAGTTTTGAAGATTGGCAAGACCCTAATGGACGCGAGCGGGCTTGGAAATACCATCTTGATTATCTCAAAGGAAAGATAATTGGAGATCCGCAAGCGACCGACGTGTACACAGTAGATCAACTTAAGGAAATGCAGTTAGTAGGGGTTTACATCGAAGAATAATAACATCACCTCCCGTCCCCGTCCCAAAGGCGGGGACTTTTTGTGTAAAGTAAAGTATAATGCGGGAGATATGACTGCTAACAGCGATGTAACACAGAAAAAGCCAAGAGGCAAGGGCAAGCCTTTTACTAAAAATGACCCGCGAATAAACAGGAGTGGCCCACCCCGCAAAGGTTTTTCGTGGCGTGAAATATTGGATGAGATCGGCGACCTTGACGGTAAGCAAGCATTAGATAGGGCGGGCAGAATATTTAACCAACTTTCAAAATATCCCGAAGGCGTGACACTAAAAGAACTTAGCGCAATATCTTATTATGCCCGCATGATAAATGACCCTAGTGGGTCGCTATTGAATGCGGTAAGGGCAGGGGAGGATGTTACAAAGGATGAAGGAAAGCAGCAGCATGTTTCTATCCCCGCCGACTTAATCGCGCCTGATTTTCTCAATGTGTACAGGGACATAAAAGACCGCAAGCATACAGAGTATTTACTCTATGGGGGACGCGGAAGTACAAAATCGAGCTTTATTAGTTTGGCAATTATTTATTTGTTAGTCAATAACCCTGGTGTTCATGGGTTGATAGCTAGGCAAGTTGGTAACACGCTGAGGGATTCCGTTTACTCACAGTTGCAATGGGCGATAAATGAGTTAGGATTGATGGATAGTTTTAGATGCACCACGTCGCCAATGGAAATTACATACCTTCCAACAGACCAAAAGTTATATTTTCGCGGATTAGATGAGCCTGGAAAAATAAAATCAATTACTCCAGTCAAAGGCTATATCGGTATCTTTTGGATAGAAGAAGCCGACCAAGCTAAATCTGCTGAACATGTGCGAAAGGTCGAGCAATCTTTGCGCGGTGGTGATTACATGATATTTTTTAAGTCGTGGAATCCTCCCCGCTCCGCTCAAAATTGGATTAATAAATACATTGCAATTCCAAAGGAAAGCCAATACCAGCAACGCAGTAATTATCTAAGCGTTCCCCGTGAATGGCTTGGCGAGGCATGGATAACGGAAGCCGAACATTTAAAAGCGGTAAATGAAAAGGCGTACCGTAATGAATATTTGGGAGAAGTAACGGGAACAGGCGGGCAAGTATTCGAGAATCTTGAAGTTAGAAAAATTACAGACGAAGAAATTAAGACGTTTGATTATATTTATAATGGGCTTGATTTTGGTTTTACCATTGACCCTAGCCACTATATAAAATGTTCCTACAATTCACAACAAAGGATTTTATATATATATGGTGAGCTCCGCCGATGGAAAACAAGCAACCAAACTTTATATAATGACTTGACAGAATACGGATATGACCCAGGCGAACTGCTAATTTGCGATTCGGCAGAGCCGCGTTCAATTGCGGACTTGAGAAGTTTTGGAGCAAATGCAAGAGGAGCGGAAAAGTCAACCATGGCAGTCCGCTACCAAATGCGCTGGCTTGAAAATCTTACATCTATTGTGATCGACCCGCAGAGATGTCCTTATACATCCGAGGAATTTTTGAATTATGAATATGCAAGGAACAATCAAGAAGAATATATAAGCGAATATGTAGACGCCAATAATCACGCGATAGATAGCACGCGTTACGCATTAAATCTTGTGATAAATAGGAAAGGTTCATAATGTCGGGTGATATAATGCAAAGAAAAACAATAATTAATACGCGGCGCAAACGAGGTCAATAATGTTTAGTAAACTATGGCAATTTATTCGGGAGGTACTTTCTAAAATGTTTCCAACACAAAACCTAAAGCAAGCAATGGGCGTTAATACCGTAGTCAGTCCACAGATGAACAGCGCATTGCAGTTGTGGTCATTGATGTACGCAAATCAAGCCCCCTGGTTGAATGAAGGCGTAACGTCGCTGGGACTGCCTGTGTCTATTTCCAGCGAGATTGCACGCATGGCAACCATCGAAATGAAAGTAGAAATATCAGGCTCGCCGCGTGCCGAGTTCCTCTGTGAACAACTCGAAAAACTACTGCCAAAAATCAGGCAGTATATCGAATATG